ATACCTCCCTTTTGTGGATTTGTCTATTTGTCGACTTTTTGTGTTGGTGGTGAGTGTTGTGCAGCCTGAGCTTCCTGGGTCTCGTGAGTGGTGTGGGGAGACGCGTCGTTGGTGGCGTGTGTGGGGTGAGGATAGCCGTGCATCGTACGTGTCTGATGAGGAGTGGTTGTTTCTCATGGATGCTGCGGTGATTCATGATGCGGTGTGGCGTGAGGGTCGCGCGGATTTGGTGGCTTCGTTGCGTGCTCATGTGAAGGCTTTTATGGGCATGTTGGAGGCTCATTCTGGGGATGCTGGCACGACCAGCGGTGGTGCTGGTTCTGCTGTGGCGATGATTGATCGGTATAGGAATCGCAAGGGGGCCTGAGTAGGTGTCTGGTGTTGTTGGGTCTCAGGTTCCTCGTCATCGTGTGGCTGCGGCGTATTCGGTGTCTGCTGGCAAGGATGCTGGTGCCCTTGGGGCGGCGTACGGGTTGACGCCTGATCCGTGGCAGCAGCAGGTGTTGGATGATTGGCTTGCTGTGGGTGGTAATGGCAGGCTTGCTGCGGGTGTGTGTGGGGTGTTTGTGCCTCGCCAGAATGGCAAGAATGCTATTTTGGAGGTTGTTGAGCTTTTTAAGATGGTGGTTCAGGGGCGGCGTGTTTTGCATACGGCTCACGAGTTGAAGTCGGCTCGTAAGGCGTTTATGCGGTTGCGGTCGTTTTTTGAGAATGAGCGTCGCTATCCGGATTTGGCTCGTATGGTGAAGGCTGTTCGTGCGACGAATGGTCAGGAGTCGATTGTGTTGCATCATCCTGATTGTCGTGTGGGTGGTAAGAAGTGTGGCTGTCCTGGGTGGGGTTCGGTTGAGTTTGTGGCTCGTAGCCGGGGTTCGGCTCGCGGGTTTACGGTTGATGATTTGGTGTGTGATGAGGCTCAGGAGTTGTCGGATGAGCAGTTGGAGGCTTTGCTTCCTACGGTGTCTGCTGCTCCGTCTGGTGATCCGCAGCAGATTTTCTTGGGTACGCCGCCGGGGCCTTTGGCGGATGGTTCGGTGGTGTTGCGTTTGCGTGGGCAGGCTTTGTCGGGTGGTAGAAGGTTTGCGTGGACGGAGTTTTCGATTCCTGACGAGTCTGATCCGGATGATGTGTCGCGGCAGTGGCGGAAGCTTGCGGGGGACACGAATCCTGCGTTGGGTCGTCGTCTGAATTTTGGAACTGTGTCTGATGAGCATGAGTCGATGTCTGCTGCCGGGTTTGCTCGGGAGCGGCTTGGCTGGTGGGATCGTGGACAGTCTGCTTCGTCGGTGATTCCGGCGGATAAGTGGGCTCAGTCGGCTGTGGATGAGGCGAGTCTGGTTGGCGGGAAAGTGTTTGGTGTCTCGTTTTCTCGTTCTGGGGATCGGGTTGCTTTGGCGGGTGCTGGAAGGACTGATTCTGGGGTTCATGTTGAGGTTATTGACGGCCTATCGGGGACGATTGTTGACGGTGTAGGTCGGTTGGCTGACTGGTTGGCTGTTCGGTGGGGTGACACGGAGCGGATTATGGTTGCCGGGTCTGGTGCGGTGTTGTTGCAGAAGGCGTTGACGGATCGTGGTGTTCCGGGCCGTGGCGTGGTGGTTGCTGATACTGGTGTGTATCTGGAGGCGTGTCAGGCGTTTTTGGAGGGTGTTCGTTCGGGTGTTGTGTCTCATCCTCGTGCTGATTCTCGCCGTGACATGTTGGATATTGCTGTGAGGTCGGCTGTGCAGAAGCGTAAGGGGTCTGCGTGGGGTTGGGGTTCCTCGTTTAAGGATGGTTCTGAGGTGCCTTTGGAGGCTGTGTCTTTGGCGTATCTTGGTGCGAAGATGGCGAAAGCGAAGCGGCGTGAACGGTCTGGTAGGAAGCGGGTGTCTGTGGTATGAACGTGGACGAGTTGGCTCTGATTGAGGGCATGTACGATCGTATCCAAAGGTTGTCTTCGTGGCATTGTCGCATTGAGGGCTACTATGAGGGCTCGAGCCGGGTGCGTGATTTGGGGGTGGCTATTCCTCCGGAGTTGCAGCGTGTGCAGACTGTGGTGTCGTGGCCTGGTATTGCTGTGGATGCTTTGGAGGAGCGTCTGGATTGGCTTGGCTGGACTAATGGTGACGGCTACGGTCTGGATGGTGTGTATGCTGCGAATCGGCTTGCTACGGCGTCATGCGACGTCCACCTTGATGCACTAATTTTTGGGTTGTCGTTTGTGGCTGTTATCCCCCAGGATGATGGGTCGGTGTTGGTTCGTCCGCAGTCACCAAAGAATTGTACTGGCCGGTTTTCGGCTGACGGGTCTCGTCTGGATGCTGGCCTTGTGGTGCAGCAGACGTGTGATCCTGAGGTTGTTGAGGCGGAGTTGTTGCTGCCTGATGTGATTGTTCAGGTGGAGCGGCGTGGGTCTCGTGAGTGGGTTGAGACGGGCCGTATACCGAATGTGCTTGGGGCGGTTCCGTTGGTGCCTGTTGTGAATCGTCGCCGTACTTCTAGGATTGATGGGCGTTCGGAGATTACGAGGTCTATTAGGGCTTACACGGATGAGGCTGTGCGCACACTGTTGGGGCAGTCTGTGAATCGTGATTTTTATGCGTATCCTCAGCGTTGGGTGACGGGTGTGTCGGCTGACGAGTTTTCGCAGCCTGGCTGGGTCCTGTCGATGGCTTCTGTGTGGGCTGTGGATAAGGATGATGACGGTGATACCCCGAATGTGGGGTCGTTTCCTGTCAATTCGCCTACACCGTATTCGGATCAGATGCGGCTGTTGGCGCAGTTGACTGCGGGTGAGGCGGCTGTTCCGGAACGCTATTTCGGGTTTATCACGTCTAACCCACCTAGTGGGGAGGCTTTGGCTGCCGAGGAGTCTCGGCTTGTGAAGCGTGCTGAACGCAGGCAGACGTCGTTTGGTCAGGGCTGGCTGTCGGTTGGTTTCCTGGCTGCCAAGGCGTTGGATTCGCGTGTTGATGAGGCCGCGTTTTTTGGTGATGTTGGTTTGCGTTGGCGTGATGCTTCAACCCCGACTCGGGCTGCTACGGCTGATGCTGTGACGAAGCTTGTTGGTGCCGGTATTTTGCCGGCGGATTCTCGGACGGTGTTGGAGATGTTGGGGCTTGATGATGTGCAGGTTGAGGCTGTGATGCGTCATCGTGCTGAGTCGTCTGACCCGTTGGCTGCGCTTGCTGGGGCTATTTCCCGTCAAACTAACGAGGTTTGATAGGCGATGGCTTCGGGTGCTATGTCGAGGCTGGCTGCTACCGGGTATCAGCGTGAGGCGGTCAGGTTTGCTGGGAAGTATGCGGGCTATTATGCCGAGCTTGGTCGTTTGTGGCATTCCGGGAAGATGAGTGACACACAGTATGTGCGTTTGTGTGTGGAGTTGGAGCGTGCCGGCCATGACGGTTCAGCATCGATGGCAGCCAAATTCGTGCAAGATTTTCGCCGGTTGAACGGTGTCGATCCTGGTTTGATCGTGTATGACGAGTTTGATGCTGCTGCGGCTTTGGCTAGGTCGTTTTCGACTATGAAGATTATGAATAGTGACCCGGATAGGGCGAATGATACTATTGATGCTATGGCGGCGGGTGTTAATCGGGCTGTTATGAATGCTGGTCGTGACACGGTTGAGTGGTCTGCGGGTGCGCAGGGTAGGTCGTGGCGTCGGGTGACTGATGGTGATCCGTGTGCTTTTTGTGCCATGTTGGCTACGAGGTCGGATTATACGACTAAGGAAAGGGCACTTACTACTGGTCATACTCGGCGTCATAAGCGTGGTGGTAAGCGTCCGCTTGGTTCGAAGTATCATGATCATTGTGGTTGTACGGTGGTTGAGGTTGTTGGCCCTTGGGAACCAAATAGGGCTGATGTCGAGTACCAGAGGACGTATGAGAAGGCTCGTGAATGGGTTGATGATCATGGGTTGCAGCAGTCGCCTGGCAATATTTTGAAGGCTATGCGTACTGTTGGCGATATGCGATAATTTGATGTGGTTTCCGGTTGTGTGCCGCCGGTTATCGGTGCACAGGGTTGTCTCCCGCACGGGGGTCAACAATGTTGTGTTGTTTTCCGCAAGGAGTGTAGGTTAGGCTATGGCCGATCAAAAAGTTGAAGAACAGAATGTTGACAATGATGCTGTTGAGCCCGGAAAGGGTGGAGACATTGTTGATGTTGTGAAGGATGGGAAGGCTGCCGGTGATGATCATGCCGGTGATGTTTCCGTGAAGGGTGAGGCTTCTGGGCCGTCTGGCACGGATTGGAAGGCTGAGGCCCGTAAGTGGGAGTCTCGTGCTAAAAGTAATTTCGCCGAGTTGGAGAAGCTTCGCGCCTCGGATGGTGATGCGGGGTCTGTGATTGATGAGCTTCGCCGCAAGAATGAGGAACTCGAAGACAGGATCAACGGGTTTGTTCTTGAGGGTGTGAAGCGCGAGGTGGCTGCCGAGTGTGGCCTGTCGGGTGATGCGGTCGCTTTCTTGCACGGTAGCGATCGTGAAGCACTGGTGGAGTCTGCTAAGGCTTTGAAGGGTTTGATCGACCAGAGTAGTGGTGGCGCGGGTGTGCGCCGTCTTGCGGGGAGTGCCCCCGTTGATGATGTTAAACGACGTGAGGGTGTCGCGTTTGTGGATGCTCTTGTCAATAATTCTAGGAGATGATTTCTGATGGCTGACGATTTTCTTTCTGCAGGGAAGCTTGAGCTTCCTGGTTCTATGATTGGTGCGGTTCGTGACCGTGCTATCGATTCTGGTGTTTTGGCGAAGCTTTCGCCGGAGCAGCCGACTATTTTTGGCCCGGTGAAGGGTGCCGTGTTTAGTGGTGTTCCTCGCGCTAAGATTGTTGGTGAGGGTGAGGTTAAGCCTTCCGCGTCTGTTGATGTTTCGGCGTTTACTGCGCAGCCTATCAAGGTTGTGACTCAGCAGCGTGTTTCGGACGAGTTTATGTGGGCTGACGCCGATTACCGTCTGGGTGTGCTTCAGGATCTGATTTCGCCTGCTCTTGGTGCTTCGATTGGTCGCGCCGTGGATCTGATTGCTTTCCATGGTGTTGATCCGGCTACGGGTAAGCCTGCTGCGGCTGTCAAGGTGTCGCTGGATAAGACGAATCATGTTGTTGATGCAACCGATAGCGCTACGACTGATCTTGTTAAGGCTGTCGGTCTTATCGCTGGTGCTGGTTTGCAGGTTCCTAACGGTGTTGCTTTGGATCCGGCGTTCTCGTTTGCCCTGTCTACTGAGGTGTATCCGAAGGGGTCTCCGCTTGCCGGCCAGCCTATGTATCCTGCCGCCGGGTTTGCCGGTTTGGATAATTGGCGTGGCCTGAATGTTGGTGCTTCTTCGACTGTTTCGGGTGCCCCGGAGATGTCGCCTGCCTCTGGTGTTAAGGCTATTGTGGGTGATTTCTCGCGTGTTCATTGGGGTTTCCAGCGTAACTTCCCGATCGAGCTTATCGAGTATGGTGACCCGGATCAGACTGGCCGCGATTTGAAGGGCCATAATGAGGTTATGGTTCGTGCCGAGGCTGTGCTGTATGTGGCTATCGAGTCGCTTGATTCGTTTGCTGTTGTGAAGGAGAAGGCTACCCCGAAGCCTAATCCGCCGGCCGAGAACTGATTCATTTGTTGCGGTGATGTTTTCTATGTGCAGGGGGTGGTGTTGATGGGTATCATTTTGAAGCCTGAGGATATTGAGCCTTTCGCCGATATTCCTAGAGAGAAGCTTGAGGCGATGATCGCCGATGTGGAGGCTGTGGCTGTCAGTGTCGCCCCCTGTATCGCTAAACCGGATTTCAAATATCGGGATGCCGCTAAGGCGATTCTGCGCAGGGCTTTGTTGCGCTGGAATGATACGGGTGTTTCGGGTCAGGTGCAGTATGAGTCTGCGGGCCCGTTTGCTCAGACTACACGGTCTAGTACTCCCACGAATTTGTTGTGGCCTTCTGAGATTGCCGCTTTGAAGAAGTTGTGTGAGGGTGATGGTGGGGCTGGTAAAGCGTTCACTATTACACCGACCATGAGGAGTAGTGTGAATCATTCTGAGGTGTGTTCCACGGTGTGGGGTGAGGGTTGCTCGTGCGGGTCGAATATTAACGGCTACGCTGGCCCTTTGTGGGAGATATGATATGACCAGTTTTCCTTATGGTGAAACGGTTGTGATGCTTCAACCGACTGTTCGTGTCGATGATCTTGGTGACAAGGTGGAAGACTGGTCTAAGCCTGTCGAGACTGTGTTCCATAACGTGGCCATCTATGCTTCAGTTTCGCAGGAGGATGAGGCCGCGGGGCGTGACTCGGATTATGAGCATTGGTCGATGCTTTTCAAGCAGCCTGTTAGGGGTGCTGATTATCGTTGCAGGTGGCGTATTCGGGGTGTTGTGTGGGAGGCTGACGGGTCTCCTATCGTGTGGCATCATCCGATGTCTGGCTGGGATGCGGGCACGCAGATCAATGTGAAGCGTAAGAAGGGCTGATGGGTTGTGGCTCAGGATGTGAATGTGAAGCTGAACTTGCCTGGTATTCGTGAGGTGTTGAAGTCTTCTGGGGTGCAGGGCATGTTGGCTGAGCGTGGCGAAAGGGTGAGGCGTGCGGCCTCGGCGAATGTGGGCGGTAACGCTTTCGATAAGGCCCAGTATCGTGCAGGGTTATCATCGGAGGTGCAGGTTCACCGTGTTGAGGCTGTCGCCAGGATTGGCACCACCTATAAGGGTGGGAAGCGTATTGAGGCGAAGCATGGCACGCTGGCGAGGTCGATTGGGGCGGCGTCGTGATCGTCTACGATGACCCCAGGAAGTGGGCTAAACGTGTGTTGGCGGATGATGGCTGGCTGTCCGATATACCTTGTGTGGGGACGGTTCCTGACGATTTCAGCGGTGACCTGGTCTGGTTGGCGTTGGATGGTGGCCCGCAGTTGCATGTTCGTGAGCAGGTGTTTTTGCGGGTGAACGTGTTTTCGGATACTCCGGATAGGGCTATGTCTTTGTCGCGTCGTGTTGAGGCTGTTCTGGCTGATGGTGTGGACGGTGACCCTGTGGTGTACTGTAAACGGTCTACTGGTCCTGATTTGCTGGTTGATGGTGCACGTTTTGATGTGTATTCGCTTTTTGAGCTGATATGTAGGCCTGCGGAGTCTGAATAAGCTTATTGTTTTTGTTTTAATGTAATTGTTTGATATTTAATGGGAGTTGTGATGGCTGCAACACGTAAAGCGTCTAATGTTCGTTCAGCGGTTACGGGTGACGTTTATATTGGTGACGCGCACGCGGGTGATACTATTAAGGGTGTGGAGGCGGTTCCTTCCGGGCTTACAGCTTTAGGGTATCTGTCGGATGACGGGTTTAAGATTAAGCCTGAGCGTAAAACGGATGATTTGAAGGCTTGGCAGAATGCGGATGTTGTTCGCACTGTGGCTACGGAGTCTTCTATCGAGATTTCTTTCCAGTTGATCGAGTCTAAGAAGGAGGTTATCGAACTGTTTTGGCAGTCGAAGGTTACTGCCGGATCCGATTCGGGTTCGTTCGATATTTCTCCGGGTGCCACCACTGGCGTGCACGCTTTACTGATGGATATTGTTGATGGCGATCAGGTTATTCGCTACTATTTCCCTGAGGTTGAGTTGATTGATCGTGACGAGATTAAGGGTAAGAATGGCGAGGTGTACGGGTATGGTGTGACGTTGAAGGCGTATCCTGCCCAGATTAATAAGAAGGGTGATGCGGTGTCGGGTCGGGGGTGGATGACGGCTTTAAAAGCTGATACTCCTCCTTCTCCGAAGCCTCAGCCGGATCCGAATCCGCCATCTGAGAACTGATACACGATTTTAGGGATTGTTGATAGATGAGTGACACAGGTTACACGTTAAAGATTGGTGACCGTAGCTGGGTGTTGGCAGATGCGGAGGAGACGGCTCAGGCTGTTCCTGCCCGCGTTTTCCGTCGTGCCGCTAAGATTGCCCAGTCGGGGGAGTCTGCGGATTTCGCCCAGGTTGAGGTGATGTTTTCTATGTTGGAGGCTGCCGCCCCGGCTGACGCAGTAGAGGCCCTGGAGGGGCTTCCTATGGTTCGTGTTGCCGAGATTTTCCGTCAATGGATGGAATACAAGCCTGACGGTAAGGGTGCCTCTTTGGGGGAATAGTTTGGCTCCACGGCCTGATTGATGATTATCGTGGGGCCATCGAATATGATTGGAGGACCCGGTTCGGTTGCTCGGTTTATGATGTTGGTGGCCCGCAGATGTGTTGGGGTGAGGCTGTCCGGCTGGCTGGCGTGTTGTGTGGTGATACGTCGAGCCAGTTGGCGGCCCACCTGAATGGTTGGCAGCGCCCGTTTGAGTGGTCGGAGTGGGCTGTGCTGGACATGTTGGATCATTACAGGTCTGCTAATAGTGAGGGGCAGCCGGAGCCTGTGGCGAGGCCGACGGATGAGCGTAGGGCCCGGTTTACGTCTGGGCAGGTGGACGATATTTTGGCGCGTGTTCGTGCCGGTGGCGGGGTGTCTCGCGAGATTAATATTATGGGGTGAATAGTGTATGTCTGGTGAGATTGCTTCCGCATATGTGTCGTTGTATACGAAGATGCCTGGTTTGAAAGCGGATGTTGGTAAACAGTTGTCTGGGGTGATGCCTGCTGAGGGTCAGCGTTCGGGTAGTCTTTTTGCTAAGGGCATGAAGTTGGCGCTTGGTGGTGCCGCAATGGTGGGTGCCATCAATGTTGCTAAGAAGGGCCTCAAGTCTATCTATGATGTGACTATTGGTGGCGGTATTGCTCGCGCTATGGCTATTGATGAGGCTCAGGCTAAGCTGACTGGTTTGGGTCACACGTCTTCTGACACGTCGTCGATTATGAATTCGGCTATTGAGGCTGTGACTGGTACGTCGTATGCGTTGGGGGATGCGGCGTCTACGGCTGCGGCGTTGTCTGCTTCTGGTGTGAAGTCTGGCGGGCAGATGACGGATGTGTTGAAGACTGTCGCCGATGTGTCTTATATTTCGGGTAAGTCGTTTCAGGATACGGGCGCTATTTTTACGTCTGTTATGGCTCGTGGTAAGTTGCAGGGCGATGACATGTTGCAGCTTACTATGGCTGGTGTTCCTGTGTTGTCTTTGTTGGCTCGGCAGACGGGGAAGACTTCTGCTGAGGTGTCGCAGATGGTGTCGAAGGGGCAGATTGATTTTGCCACGTTTGCGGCTGCGATGAAGCTTGGTATGGGTGGTGCTGCGCAGGCGTCTGGTAAGACGTTTGAGGGCGCTATGAAGAATGTTAAGGGCGCTTTGGGCTATCTTGGTGCTACGGCTATGGCCCCGTTTCTTAACGGGTTGCGGCAGATTTTTGTTGCGTTGAATCCGGTGATCAAGTCGGTGACGGATTCTGTGAAGCCGATGTTTGCTGCCGTCGATGCTGGTATTCAGCGTATGATGCCGTCTATTTTGGCGTGGATTAATCGTATGCCGGGCATGATCACTCGAATGAATGCACAGATGCGTGCCAAGGTGGAGCAGTTGAAGGGCGTTTTTGCGAGGCTGCATTTGCCTGTTCCTAAAGTGAATTTGGGTGCCATGTTTGCTGGCGGCACAGCGGTGTTTGGTATTGTTGCTGCCGGTGTGGGGAAGCTTGTTGCGGGGTTTGCCCCGTTGGCGGTGTCGTTGAAGAATTTGTTGCCGTCGTTTGGTGCTTTGAAGGGTGCCGCCGGGGGGCTTGGTGGCGTGTTTCGTGCCTTGGGTGGCCCTGTCGGGATTGTGATCGGGCTGTTTGCTGCCATGTTTGCTACGAACGCCCAGTTCCGTGCCGCGGTGATGCAGCTTGTGGCTGTGGTTGGCCAAGCCCTGGGGCAGATTATGGCCGCCGTGCAGCCTGTGTTCGGGATTGTTGCTGGGCTGGTGGCACGGTTGGCGCCAGTGTTCGGCCAGATTATCGGTATGGTTGCCGGTTTGGCTGCCCAGTTGATGCCTTTGATTGGTATGCTGGTGGCCCGGCTGGTTCCTGTGATCACGCAGATTATTGGTGCGGTGACGCAGGTTGCGGCCATGTTGTTGCCTACGTTGATGCCGGTGTTGCAGGCTGTTGTTGCTGTGATACGGCAGGTTGTTGGTGTGGTCATGCAGTTGGTGCCTGTTTTGATGCCTGTGATTCAACAGATTTTGGGTGCTGTGATGTCTGTGCTGCCGCCGATTATTGGTTTGATTCGGTCGTTGATGCCTGTGATTGCGGCGGTTATGCGTGTGGTGGTTCAGGTTGTTGCGGTTGTGATACAGGTGGTGGCCCGTATTCTTGCGGTTGTGGCTCCGATGGTGGCTGCTGTGATCGGTTTTGTGGCCCGTATTGTTGGTGCTGTGGTGTCGGCTGTGGCCCGTGTGATTGCTGCTGTTGCCCGTGTCATCGGGTGGGTTGTGGCTCATTTTGTGTCTGGTTTGGCGCGTATGGGTTCGGTGGTTCAGGCTGGCTGGAATCGTATTAGGGCGTTTACGTCGGCGTTTATGAGCGGGTTTAAGTCGATCATTTCTGCCGGTGTGGCCGCGGTTGTGGGGTTTTTTACGCGGCTTGGTGTGTCGGTTGCTTCCCATGTCCGGTCGGGGTTTAACGCGGCTCGTGGCGCTGTTTCGGCTGCGATGAACGGGATTCGGAGTGTGGTGTCTTCGGTGGTGTCCGCGGTGGGCTCGTTTTTTGGGTCGATGGCGTCTAGGGTTCGTGGTGCAGCCTCTAGCGGGTTTAACGGGGCCCGTGGTGCGGCCTCGAATGCTATGCATGCTATGGGTTCGGCGGTGTCTTCCGGTGTGCATAGTGTGTTGGGGTTTTTCCGGAATCTGCCCAGCAATATTAGGGGCGCCTTGGGTAACATGGGGTCTTTGTTGGTGTCGGCTGGCCGTGATGTGGTGTCTGGTTTGGGTAATGGTATCCGGAATGCTATGAGTGGCTTGTTGGATACGGTGCGTAATATGGGGTCTCAGGTTGCTAATGCTGCTAAGTCGGTGTTGGGTATTCATTCCCCGTCTAGGGTGTTTCGTGACCAGGTTGGCCGGCAGGTTGTTGCCGGTTTGGCCGAGGGTATTACTGGTAATGCTGGTTTGGCGTTGGATGCTATGTCTGGTGTGGCTGGACGGCTGCCGGATGCTGTTGATGCCCGGTTTGGTGTGCGATCGTCTGTGGGCTCGTTTACCCCGTATGGCAGGTATCAGCGGATGAACGATAAGAGTGTTGTGGTGAATGTTAATGGGCCTACCTATGGGGATCCGAACGAGTTCGCGAAGCGGATTGAGCGGCAGCAGCGTGACGCTTTGAACGCGTTGGCTTACATGTGATAGGGGGGGTGTTGTGCATGTTTATTCCTGACCCGTCTGATCGTTCTGGTTTGACTGTGACTTGGTCTATGTTGCCGTTGATTGGTAATGATCCGGAGCGTGTGCTTCATTTGACGGATTACACGGGTGCGTCTCCTGTCATGTTGTTGAATGATTCGTTGCGCGGTTTGGGTGTTCCTGAGGTGGAGCATTTTTCTCAAACACATGTTGGGGTGCACGGCTCGGAGTGGCGCGGTTTTAATGTGAAGCCTCGCGAGGTGACATTACCGGTGTTGGTGTCGGGTGTTGACCCGGATCCGGATGGCGGGTTTCGTGACGGTTTTTTGAAAGCCTATGACGCGTTGTGGTCTGCTTTTCCTCCGGGCGAGGAGGGTGAATTGTCGGTGAAGACTCCTGCCGGTGTTGAGCGTGTGTTGAAGTGTCGGTTTGATTCGGTGGATGACACGTTTACGGTTGATCCGGTGAATCGTGGCTATGCCCGCTATCTGTTGCATTTGACAGCCTATGACCCGTTTTGGTATGGGGATGAGCAAAAGTTTCGTTTCAGTAATGCGAAACTTCAGGATTGGTTGGGTGGCGGCCCTGTCGGCAAGGATGGCACAGCGTTTCCTGTGGTGTTGACGCCTGGTGTTGGTTCGGGTTGGGATAACCTGTCTAATAAGGGTGATGTGCCTGCGTGGCCTGTGATTCGTGTTGAGGGGCCTTTGCAGTCGTGGTCTGTGCAGATTGATGGTTTGCGTGTGTCATCAGACTATCCGGTTGAGGAGTATGATTGGATTACTATTGACACGGATCCTCGGAAGCAGTCTGCGTTGTTGAACGGGTTTGAGGATGTGATGGATCGTCTGTCTGAGTGGGAGTTTGCCCCTATCCCGCCTGGCGGTTCTCGGAGTGTGAGTATTGAGATGGTTGGTTTGGGTGCCATTGTTGTGTCGGTGCAGTACAGGTTTTTGAGGGCTTGGTGAATAGTTGATGGCTGGTCTTGTTCCGCATGTAACATTGTTTACGCCGGATTATCGTCGTGTGGCGCCTATCAATTTTTTTGAGTCGTTGAAGTTGTCGTTGAAGTGGAATGGTTTGTCGACGCTGGAGTTGGTGGTGTCGGGTGATCATTCTAGGCTTGACGGGTTGACTAAGCCGGGTGCGCGGCTGGTTGTTGATTATGGTGGTGGCCAGATTTTTTCTGGGCCTGTGCGTAAGGTTCATGGTGTGGGCCCGTGGCGTTCTTCGCGGGTGACTATCACGTGTGAGGATGATATTCGCCTGTTGTGGCGTATGTTGATGTGGCCTGTGAATTATCGTCCTGGTTTGGTGGGTATGGAGTGGCGTGCCGACAGGGATTATGCCCATTATTCTGGTGCGGCTGAGTCGGTGGCTAAGCAGGTGTTGGGGGATAATGCTTGGCGTTTTCCGCCTGGTTTGTTTATGACCGATGATGAGCGTCGTGGCCGCTATATTAAGGATTTTCAGGTGCGGTTCCATTTGTTTGCCGATAAGTTGTTGCCGGTGTTGTCGTGGGCTAGGATGACTGTTTCGGTGAACCAGTTTGAGAATGCGAAGTTTGATCAGCGTGGTTTGGTGTTTGATTGTGTGCCCGCGGTGACGCGTAAGCATGTGTTGACTGCCGAGTCTGGTTCGATTGTGTCGTGGGAGTATGTGCGTGACGCCCCGAAGGCTACTTCAGTGGTGGTTGGTGGCCGCGGCGAGGGTAAGGACAGGCTGTTTTGTGAGGATGTTGATTCGATGGCCGAGGATGAGTGGTGGGATCGTGTTGAGGTGTTTAAGGATGCCCGTAACACGGATTCTGAGCATGTGCATCTTATTGATGAGGCTGAGCGGGTGTTGTCCGAGTCGGGGGCTACGTCGGGGTTTAAGATCGAGTTGGCTGAGTCGGATGTGTTGCGGTTTGGGCCAGGCCGCCTGATGCCGGGTGATTTGATCTATGTGGATGTGGGTTCTGGCCCTATTGCGGAGATTGTGCGGCAGATTGATGTGGAATGCGATTCGCCTGGTGACGGGTGGACGAAAGTGACACCGGTTGCGGGGGATTATGAGGATAATCCGTCGGCGTTGCTAGCGCGGCGTGTGGCTGGTTTGGCTGCTGGTGTGCGGGATTTGCAAAAATTCTAGTTGATTGGGGTTTGTTGTGGGTATTGTGTGCAAGGGTTTTGATGGTGTGTTGACCGAGTATGATTGGGCTCAAATGTCTGGTCTGATGGGTAATATGCCTTCGGTTAAGGGTCCGGACGATTTTCGTGTCGGCACTACTGTTCAGGGTGCCACAGTGTTGTGTGAGGTCCTGCCGGGGCAGGCTTGGGCTCACGGGGTGATGTGCACGTCGAATAGTGTTGAGACGGTGACAGGCCAGCTGCCGGGTCCTGGTGAGACCCGCTACGACTATGTGGTGTTGTCTCGGGATTGGGAGCAGAACACGGCCAAGTTGGAGATTGTTCCCGGTGGCCGTGCGGAGCGTGCCCGTGACGTGTTGCGTGCGGAGCCTGGCGTGTTCCATCAGCAGTTGTTGGCTACTTTGGTGTTGTCGTCTAACGGGTTGCAGCAGCAGCTGGATAGGCGTGCTGTTGCGGCGAGGGTTGCGTTTGGGGAGTCTGCTGCGTGCGATCCTACCCCTGTGGAGGGTGACCGTGTGATGGTGCCTTCGGGGGCTGTGTGGGCTAACCATGCCGGCGAGTGGATGTTGTTGTCCCCCAGGATTGAGACGGGTTCGAAGCAGATCCAGTTTGGCGGGTCTGCTGTGTATGCTTACACGATCCCGTTTGATCGCCAGTTCACTAGTCCGCCTGTTGTGGTGGCGTCTATGGCTACGGCGGCTGGGGGCACGGCACAGATTGATGTGAAAGCCTACAATGTGACTGCCCAAAATTTTAGTTTGGCGTTTATCACGAATGATGGTTCGAAGCCGAATGGTGTACCTGCGGTTGCGAATTGGATAGCTGTGGGCGTGTGACCGGGCTGTTGTTGTGGCGGATGGTGTGATGTTGGGGGGGGCTGTGGTGTCGTGGTTTACTCCTGCACTGGTGGCCTCTATTTGTACCGCGTTGGCCACGGTTTTGGGTTCTGTTCAGGCTGTCACATCCCGGTCTAGGAGGCGTTTACGCAGGCTGTCTGCGCAGGTGGATGCTTTGGAGGAGTATGCGTGGGGTGTGCGGCGTGAAGTCCGCCAGTTTAACGCCGGGCTTCCTGGCGATGTGGAGCCTATGCGTCTTCCTGATTTGCCCGAGTTTTTGAAAGATACTGTTGATGGTGGAGGTGAGTAGGGTTGAGGGAGTTGGAGGAAGAAAAAAGGCAGCGCCGCTCGTTTGAGAAGGCTTCCCTGCTGTTGTTGTTTTTGTCGCTTGTGCTGTTGGCGGTGGTTGCCGGGGGTGCTTTACGGTACGGGTCTGTGGCTTCGCAAAGGGATTCGGAGCAGGCGAGGGCCCAGTCTAATGGTACGGCGGCTCGGGGTTTAGCCAGCCGTGTGAAGCAGGCGTGTACCCAGGGCGGCGTGGAGTCTGCGCGGCTTCACCGGTCTGGCTTGTGTGTGGATGCTGTGCGTGTTGAGCAGCGTGTTCAGGGTGTGCCGGGCCCGGCCGGTGAGCGCGGCCCGCAAGGCCCTGCAGGGGTTGACGGCCGGGATGGTGTTAATGGTTCGGCTGGGCTTGTTGGCCCTGTCGGTCCGCAGGGTTCCCCGGGTTTGAATGGTGTGAAAGGTCCTGACGGGTTGCCTGGTGTTAATGGATCGGATGGCCATGATGGTGTTCCAGGTCGTGCAGGTGCTGACGGTATGAACGGCGCTGATGGTCGGGATGGTTCGGCCGGTGAGCGCGGTGATGTGGGCCCTTCAGGTCCTGCCGGCCCGCAAGGTACACAGGGTGAACGGGGTGAGCGCGGCCCCGCCGGCGCGAACGGATCCGATGGTAAAGATGGTAAGGATGGCCGTTCCGTGGTGTCTGTGTACTGTTCCGGGGGCCGCCTTGTTGTGAAATATAGTGACGGTGTGGCGTCCACGATATCGGGTTCGGTTGCCTGCGAGAGTGTGAAACCATCACCTGTGGTTACCGTGTCATCCCGCAAGTAAAAAAGACAAGGGAAGGGTGTTACTGATGTTGGTCGTGTTTGGGGGTGGCGTGTGGTGAGATACATTCCTGCAGCGCATCACTCGAGCGGTTCGAATAGTCCGGTGAACCGGGTTGTGATTCATGCGACATGCCCGGATGTGGGGTTCCCGTCTGCTTCCCGTAAAGGGCGGGCGGTGTCTACAGCAAACTATTTTGCTTCCCCATCGTCGGGTGGTTCGGCGCATTACGTCTGCGATATTGGGGAGACGGTGCAGTGCCTGTCAGAAGGAACTATTGGGTGGCATGCCCCGCCGAATCCTCATAGTTTGGGTATAGAGATTTGCGCGGATGGCGGCTCGCACGCCTCATTCC